CTGAGAAGGACTTAGACTTTTGGAATAAGGCAACACCTAAAAAGCAATTCTTGAGTGACTTAAAACTTATATAATGGAGATACTATGAAATACACCGCTGAATTTATGAAAACACTTGGGTACTACCAATACGGCTACTATCCTAACGGAAAATTTGATAACACTATAAACCCACAATACGATGGTAAAGGTGTTAAAATGAGATGCCTAGACCATCTTAAAGATAAACCTGTAGATGTCGACAATCTAATTATTATCGGCAGAAACTTAGAAAAGTTTACTGAAGGTCGAGATGCTGTTGAAGCTGTTCAAGCTGCAACTGAATCTATGCGAATCAATGTACTCGAACCAAAGCTTAATAAAATCAAAGGAATGTATGATGAACTATGGGTCAAAACTCCTATCAGTGTTCTTCGTGATGAGTGGTTAAAAACTCAAATTAATCCAGTTGCAGAATCACATAAATTTTGGAATGCTCATCCAGAGCTCGAAAGCGTTACTCAAGCAACTACAACAAACTCCTCTGGTTCTGTTTACCAAACACAAAGAATTAAAGGTACAGAATACAAGCTCTATGTTAACTATACTATTGACGGACCTGAAGTTACTATTAAGGTTAACTTTAGTAGGAAAGGAGTTGATGGCATGACAATGGACGAACTATTTGAAAAGTGGTCTACTCAATATGCAGAACTTGAAACAACTCCAGCAGGAGCTGATGGTGAATGGATTATTGCTGAAATAGGAAGCATTGAAGATACCATTGAATTTTTTGTTGAGGCAGCTACCTATGAATGATTTAAAATTTACAACAGCAGGTGATTATATGAACCAAGAAAAAGACAAGTGCGGCATGTGTGGCATTGAAACAGAATACACTAAAGATACTCATGTTGATATGCGATATGGGTATGTAGAAGGTGCCGGTCAATTCTGCAGAGTATGCTATACAGCAGGTATTGATTCTGACAAAACTTTCGTGCACGAATATGAATAAAGTTTGGAAAATTTGGCAATACAGCCTTGGCGGATATTCAGACGATAAGACTGAGCCCTATGATAAGTATATCACAATTGTAAGAAGTATTGTAGTGGGTGTTAACTTTATTACTTGCTTCTTTATTATGGCAAACGCTATTCACCACTGGTAATTCTACCAATTCTTAATATACAACATAAAGCTTGATGGTAAAACATGTTTCCAATTCTCTTGGAACATTACATCAAGTGTTGCATCGCCTTGTGCATAAACACGACCCATATCTATAAATGGTTTAACAACAGTATCTCTCCAATTTTCAAAGCGTTGATCGCTTCCATAAAAAGATTGATAATTGACTCTTACTGCAATGAAGCGAACATTCTGCCCAAGAAAATCTAAATTATCTTCATGCAATATATTAAACTCTGCACCATTTGCTGATACTTTTAAATAGTCAATATGTTGTATATCGTAATAGTCAGTTAATTCTCTTAGTGACATTAGTTTAGTATCTTCAGTTGCACCATATTCCATTGCAATTGTTTTATCTAAATCTGTTCTACCCATAGCTGCATCAATAGGCATTAGTTTTGGTAGTTCATCTTGTTCCATACCAATATAAGCTTCGGCACAATTTTTAATAGCTGTTTTGAGATGCTTACGGTTGGATTCAATCATGTAAACTTTCTTTGCACCAGCATCAAGTGCTTTAGCTGAGAACATTCCAATTTGAGCACCGATATCAACTACAATATCACCAGGTAATACCTCGTGCCACCAGTCGTAATCTTTTCGTTGGAAAAAGGAATAATAAAGGGAATTGATATGATTAATGGATAAATCAGCAGTATCCATCTCGAAATTTAGGTTCTTGGGTTTTGAAAACATTATATAGTTCGCCTCGTATAAATAGTATAATAAACAATCATTGGAATTTATTGTATGATTAATAACTATTTATCATCAGCTGGATTTAAAATAATCTTCAAAAGATTACCTCATGTAGAATTTTTCTCAAATAAAATTCTGCTGCCATCTATTACTACAAACGCAGTTAAGAGCGATACTCCACTTCGTGCTTACTACTCTGTCGGTGACCATTTGGCTTATGCTGATTTAGATTTGACATTTATTATTGATGAGAACATGAGCAACTACCGTGAAATTTTTGAATGGCTCAAAGGTATTGGTACTCCAGATAATTTAAATCAATACGACAAACTTAAAAATAGCCCAGACGGTGATACATCTGATGTTACTGTTTTAATTTTAGATAGTCATAAACAACCAAATTTAGAAGTAACATACATTAATGCAATGCCGATTGGTTTGACTCCAGTGAGTTTAGACTTATCTAACCAAGATGTTCTTTATCCTGAAGCTACGGTTACTATGAGATACGATGCATTTGATATTAAGAAATTAAGTTAAGGGTTGACAAATCACAGCAAACCTGATATAATATACTTTTATAGTTAACAACCGAGTTTACATTATGGATACAAATGATATATCAGCCTTATGGGCAAAAGATTCAGTAATCGACGAAACAAATCTTGTCGGAGAATCAAAACGAATCCCAGTGCTTCACAGCAAATATTACAATCTCTTTTATAGAGAAGTACTTCGGGTCAAAAAATTAAAAGCAGAATATAAAGAACTCGAAGCTCGTAAGCGTGAATATTACGATGGCTCAATGGCTGAAGAAGATTTAAAAGACAATGGCTGGAAGCCTTATCAGAAGAAAGTATTGCGTAACGAAGTAGATAAATATATTCAAGCAGATAAGGATATTATCAAACTCAGTTTAACTATTGATTACCATTCTGCTAATGCAAACTTTTTAGAAGACATTGTGCGAACTATTCATAGTCGCAATTTTATAGTAAAAAATATGATTGACATGTTAAAATTTCAAGCTGGTGATTATTAATGAATTGGTGGGATAAATTTCTCGAGTGGGGCTTTCAACAAGAAGCCAATAAACAATTCGCTGAAACACAAAGAATTATAGATGATGTAAATAGCATCGGGGGTGAACAAAAGCCTCAAAAGAAAGTCGTCGACATGATGGCTGACGATACTGACCCAGAAGAAATTACTATTGAAAACGCATATAAGACGAGATGGATTTGGTATCATACGATATTAGCTATCGGAATCTTTTTTACTAACATTATTTTATTCGGCATTTTTATATTATTAGCAATTAAGCTATGAGTGAACAGATAACCTTAGAACCTATTAATTCAGTCCACATGAAAGTTGTTGCAGATAGCGGCACACTCATGGAATTGGCTGAGCAATTTAGTTTCAGACCAGAAGGTTATCAATTTGTTCCTGCTTATAAGAATAGAGTATGGGACGGAATTATAAGATTATTCCAACCAATGCGACCAATTATCTATGTTGGTTTATATCCACATATTAAAAAGTTTTGTGATGACCGTGGATATTTCTTATCCGCACCAGACCACATTGGAACAGACGAGGAATTTGATGACGATTATCCTACTCAGCTCTCTGAAGAAATCAATTGTAAGTTTATACCAAGAGATTATCAATCAGAATATGTACTTAACGCATTGCGTAAACGCCGATCTTTATCTCTATCACCGACATCATCTGGTAAGTCTTTAATAATCTATTTAATACAACAACATTATTTTCAAGCATTCGGCCACAGAACATTAATTATTGTACCAACTATTTCTCTAGTCCACCAAATGAAAGGTGACTTTGTAGATTATGGTTGTGATGTGAATGATATCTATACTATTCAAGGCGGTGTTGATAAAAATACTAGCTCACCGATTGTTATATCTACATGGCAATCACTTATTAAATTAAAGAAAGATTGGTTTGACCAATTCAAAGTTGTACTTGGAGATGAAGCACACACATTCCAAGCAAAAAGCTTAACAAAGATTATGGAATCATTAACTGACTGTGAATACCGACATGGATTTACAGGTACATTAAAATCATCAGAAAGTAAAACTCATAGGTTAGTACTTGAAGGATGTTTTGGTGAGGTTAAACGATTTGTGAATACAAAAGAACTAATGGATAAAGGAACTGTAGCTGATTTTAAAGTTAAAGCGATCGTGTTATCTCATAGTAATGAAACAAGAAAGAAATTTAAAGATGCTCTCAAGAGTTTAGATGGAACAAAGAAATGGCCAGCTGAACGAGAGTTTATTGTGAACAATGAGAAACGAAATAACTTTATTAAGAATCTTGTTCATAGTTTAGAAGGCCAAAACAATTTAATTCTATTTGACCTTGTAGAGAAACATGGTAAAGTCTTAGAACCTTTGCTTCGCAAAGAAGGAAGAGAGCTTCACTTTATATATGGTGGAACCAAAGGTGAAGAACGTGAGAACATTCGACATCATGTTGAGAATGATTCTGAAAAGAGGCATGACATACTTGCTTCCTATGGAGTATTCTCTACTGGAGTGAACTTGAAACGTTTAGACAATGTGATATTTGCTACTGGTTCTAAGAGTGAAATTAAAGTACTACAATCTATCGGTAGAACATTGAGGAAGGCTGACGACTCTACCGAAGCTACCTTATATGATATTACTGATGATTTATCTGTTGGAAGTTTTGAGAACTATACCTTGAAACACTTTAAGAAAAGGATAGAAATATACGGAGCTGAAGAGTTCCCTTATAAGATTTATACTATCGAAATATAGTACTATAGTGGGCCTTAAAGGTTGATAACCTTATTATAACAGAAGTTGCAACACTTGTCAACCCTTTTTTGAAAAACAATGCAAATAATTTCAAATCTCATCTTTAAAATCAACATAGTCAATATAATGATTGACAAAAAATCAACATAGTCAATATAATGGTTGACAAACCCCTCAGAATGTGTTATAATTATATTTTAAAAAATTCCAACATAAGGAAACAATAATGGCAAGAAAAAGAAATTATGTCAATAATCCTGACTTACTTGCTGCCTTGATAGATTACAAAGCTCTATGCAAGGAAGCTGAAGACGCAGGAGATAGAAACCCAAAGGTACCAGAATACATCGGAAAGTGCATATTGTTAATTGCAACAAGACTTGCTACTAAACCAAATTTCTCTGGTTACTCTTATAAAGAAGAAATGATATCAGATGGAATTGAGAATTGCTTAATGTATATTCACAACTTCGACCCAGAAAAATCGCAGAACCCTTTTGCATATTTCACACAAATTATCTGGTTTGCATTTCTAAGAAGAATTCAAAAAGAGAAGAAGCAGACTTATATCAAGTTTAAAGCTTCCCAAAACATGTTAACTCAGAGCATACTTCAAGATAGTGATGCACAAACTATTCAAATGAATGAGCCACCTGAGTACATTTCCAGATTCATTGATGACTTTGAATCTAAATTTAAGAAAGGAGCCAAAGATAAGAAATGAAAAAAATCTTAATTTGCGGGCTTCCTGGTTCGGGTAAGAGCTATCTTGCAGAACCGTTGGCCGAGGAATTGGGCGGTGTTTGGATTAATGCTGACCAAGTACGTGAACATTATGACGACTGGGATTTTAGTGACGAAGGTCGTATGAGACAAGCAATGAGAATGAAGTTTCTCGCAGATGGCGTAGTTCGAGCTGGAAAATATGCTATCACAGATTTTGTTTGTCCTTTTGAAAGAGCTCGAAAAGATTTCAATGCAGATTATACAGTGTGGATGGATACAATTACAGAAGGCAGATTTGAAGATACTAATAAAATCTTTGAGAAGCCAGAAGCTGTAGACCATATCATACACACGTGGCGACAAGACGTACATGTTACTCTTGCAGCTATCATTAGAGCGAGATATGAGTGAAGTAACAAAAGCTAGACATTTAGCAAAAGCAGTTACATGGAGAATTATAGCAAGTATAACTACAGCATCAATTGCATTATATTTTGGTTTACCTCAAAAAGCAGTAGGCGCAGTATTTCTTGCTGATATAGTAATAAAATTTGTATTGTATTATGGGCATGAACGCTTATGGTACAATCATATAAAATTTGGAGTAAAGGAAAATGATTGATATTGAGAAGATGTTCGATTATAAAAAGCCAACTGTGCAAATGTTAGGCAGATGGCAACCGTGGCATGATGGCCATACAGAATTATTTAAAAAGTGTTTGACAATTACAGGACAAGTTGTTATAATGGTACGTGACGTGTTTAAATTCGAAGGTGATGCTGGAGCAGGTCGTACTGGAGTACAAGACGACAATCCATTTGGTATGATACAAACCATTGAAGGTATTGAAAAAGGATTATCAGAGCATGGTTATTATAATGGCCAACAGTATCTGATTTTAGAAGTACCAAACATTGTTGACATTAGCTATGGGCGTGGTGTAGGTTACACATTTACAGAGCATGATTTAGGAAAAGATATTCACGAGATATCTGCAACAAAAATTCGTAAAGAAATGAGAGAAGAAGGTAAATTATGAGATTAGTACCAAGTACTGACCCAATCCTTACTAAGGGACTGGAAGAGTTTGATTTTGAAAAAGTCAAAGAAATATTTGCAGATGCTGCAGACTTGAAAGAACAGATGGTTGACCTTATGGTAAAACATAAAGGTATTGGATTATCAGCTTGTCAAGTTGGATTAAACATGCGTTGTTTTGTAATTGGAGAAACAAGAGAATCTGCCATTATGGTAATCAATCCAAAAATACTTGGGTTTAGTGAAGAAACAGAATTAGCTCCAGAAGGTTGTCTAAGCTTTCCAGATATGTTTTTACAAATTGCTAGACCATCACAAGTATCAGCTGAATGGCTAGACGAACATGGTGAAAAACAAAGTGGAACTCTTGATGGATATGGTGCTCGATGCTTCTTGCATGAGTTTGACCATCTTAACGGAGTAGTATTTAGAAATAAAGTATCTCGTCTTAAATGGGAAAGAGCCCAAAAGAAAAAATCTAAAATTACAAAACAGCGTAACCAAGTAATGCAATACATGAAAATCTTAGAGCAAGCAGAAAAGAATAAAGCTGCAGTTGCTCAACAAGAAGAATCTGTAACGCTAGACTTGAGTACAGACAAGGACTAAAATGAAGATTGCGATCGTAACAGACTTACACTTTGGCGCTCGAGGAGATAGCCGAGTATTCCATGAAGTACAAAGAAAGTTTTTCCAAGAGGTATTCTTTCCTTATGTAGACGAACAAGGTATCACAACTGTGTTTGACCTTGGTGACACCTTTGATAGAAGAAAGTATGTTAACTTCGTAAGTTTAGACAGGTGTCGTGAGTTCTTCTTTGATGAGCTTAACAAACGTAAAATTGATTTTCATTGCTTAATTGGTAATCACGATATCTATTATACCAATACAAATAGCATTAACAGCATGAATCTATTATTGCAAGACTATAAACACTTTAATCTATATGAAGATAAAGCTGAGCATATTGAGATTGGTTCAACAACATTCTTGATGCTACCTTGGATTAATAAAGAAAATGCAGAATATAATTACAAGATGCTTGCCGAAAGTAAAGCTGATGTAGTTATGGGTCACCTTGAAGTCAAAGGATTTGAGATGTTAAAAGGTGTTCCATGTACTCACGGTACAGAAATGGAAGTATTTAAGAATTTTGAAGATGTTTACTCTGGTCATTTCCATCACCCATCTCGCTATGGAAATGTAGAATATCTCGGAGCACCCTATGAAATGACTTGGTCAGATTATAATGGTAGCCGTGGATTCCATGTCTTCGATACTGAAACAAGAGAGATGACCAAACACGAAAACCCTAACAAAGTCTTTTATAAAATAGATTATGATGATTCAGATTGGACAGTGGATACTGTAGCCAATTTTGATGTTGACAAATATAAAGATACATTTGTAAAGGTAATTGTGAAAAACCGTACCAATGCTTATTTGTATGACCTCTTTATGAGTCGTATGAGTGAGTCTGGTGCAGTTGATGTCAAGGCAATTGATGATAATCTTAACCTTGAACATGTCGGAGTCGATGAAGTACTTGACGAAACAAAAGACACTGGAGAAATCCTTCACCAGTATATAGATAGTATAGAGACCCAAGTCGATAAAGGAAGAGTAAAACAAGTTATCGACGACTTATATCATGAGGCCCTTAGTTTATAATGCGAATTCAATTTAAGAAAATTAAATACAAAAACATATTATCCACAGGAAACAACTTTACCACAATTGATTTTGATACCAAACCAACCACTCTAATCAGTGGTACTAACGGTTCGGGTAAGAGCACATTGCTTGATGCGATCGTGTTCGGTCTATACGGAAAGCCATTTCGTAAAGTCAACAAAGGTCAGTTAATCAATACAATTAATAACAAAGAGTTATTGGTTGAGATTTACTTTCAAGTTGGTGGTAAGAACTATATGGTGAAACGAGGAATGAGACCCGTTGTATTTGAAATCTATCAAGATGGTCAACTCATTAACCAAGACGCAGCAAAGAAAGATTACCAAGAGTATCTAGAAACATCTATTATTGGTATTAATTATAAATCTTTTAATCAGATTGTTGTACTTGGTTCAGCTACCTATGTTCCCTTTATGGAATTACATGCTGGAGCAAGAAGAGATATCATTGAGGATTTACTAGACATTCAAGTATTCAGTACAATGGGATGGTTAGCTAAAGACCAAATGAAAGAAACAACTGATGACATCAATGATAATGCTTATCAGATTGAGTTAACAGAATCTAAAATCGAAAGCGCTAAAGAGAATAACAACGAGATTCGTAAGATTAAAGAAGTTGAAGTATCTAAAATTAAAGAACGTATGGGTGTAGAAATAGATGCTGTAGAATCTAAAAACGAAATCATCGATACACAAGATGAGATTATTAAAACTCTTTATGATGATATATCCGATAAAGCTGACGAGAAAGAAAAATTCCAAGAGGCTACAGAAAAGAGAGCAGAACTTGAACGAATGCGTATTGCGTTTGATAAAGAGCTTAGTTTCTATGAGCACAATGATGATTGCCCAACCTGTAAACAAGGTATTGAGCACGACTTTAAACAAGAACAAATTAATAATAAGAACGAACAAAAAGAAGATATCGAAAGAGGATTAGCTGCAACAGCAAAAACAATTAAGACACACCAAGACAGACTCAACTCAATATCTAAAGTCGAAACACAAATACAAAATGTTAACTTCAAAATCTCAGAGTATCGTGCTGAAATCAAAATGTCTAAGAATGCTTTAGTAGCTATGAAGAAAGAATTAGATAATGCACAAAGAGAAGTAGATGAAGTTGATGTTAGTAAACTTTTAAAATTAGAAAAAGACTTAGCAAAGAAACAAGAACAGAGAACAGAACTTCTTGATGAACGAGAAGTACTCAGTGTTGTTAGAACTATACTACAAGATGGTGGCATCAAAGCTCGTATTATCAGTCAGTATATTCCAGTTATGAATAAGCTTATAAACAAATATTTAGCTGCATTCGACCTCTTCGTTGACTTCCAACTTGATGAGAACTTCAATGAGATTATCAAATCTCGTTTCAGAGATAAGTTCTCTTATGCTTCTTTTTCAGAAGGTGAGAAACTACGTATTACACTTGCGATCATGCTAACATGGCGATCAGTTGCTAAATTACGTAACTCAGTATCTACAAATCTTCTTATACTTGATGAAACTCTAGATGGTGCACTTGATAGTGTAGGTATCGAAAGTTTAATTGAAACTCTGCACAGCTTGAATGCTGATGACAATGTATTCGTTATCTCACATAGAGGTGACCAATTCGCAGAGAAATTTGACACTAGTATCACGTTCCAAAAGGTGAAAAACTTTAGTGAGATTGCTGCATAAAGTAGTTGACAAATCTCTCAGAACGTGTTATAATAGTCCCTTACAATATGGAATAATATGAGTATGACTTCATTCTACACTTCAGTCGAGCGTTACGGCAATAATATCTTGCATCGTGGTTACGAAAACGGTAAACGTTTTTCATATCGCGTTCCTTATAAGCCAACTCTCTACTTACATACACCAAAATCCGGTGACGAGGGATATACTTCTCTTAAAGGTAATTTACCATTGAGTCCACAGCAGTTTGGCTCGATGCGTGAATCCAAAGAATTTACTGAAGAATACAAAGGTGTTCACGGTATGAAAATCTTTGGTAACACAAACTATACTGCTCAATTTATCCAAGAAAATTATCCCGACGATGTACGTTATGACATTAACCAAGTCAACATCGTCAGCTTCGACATCGAGGTCGATATCAGTGACGGGTATGCAAACACAGAATATGCTGACAAAGAAATCACATCTATTGCATACAAATCTTCAAAATCAAATATCTATTATTTGCTTGGTCGTAAAGACTTTGACAAGACTCAAACTATCACTGGTATTGACCCCGATAATATTATGTTCATCAAGTTTGACTCAGAGGTACAATTACTGAGACGCTTTGTTGAGATATGGGTATCTGATTATCCTGATGTTGTAACAGGTTGGAACGTCCAATACTTTGACATTCAGTATATTGTGACTCGTATTACAAATCTATGTGGTGAAGAGTTATCAAAACGACTCAGCCCTTGGAATAATATTCGTAAATATTCGCGAGAAGTATTTGGTAAGGTACAATCATCTTACACAATTTCAGGTGTTGCTGTTATTGACTATATGGATGCATTCAAAAAGTTTGGTTACAAATACGGACCACAAGAATCTTACAGACTTGACCATATTGCAAATGTTGTACTCGGTGAAAAGAAACTTGACTATTCTGAATATGGTAACTTGACTGCTCTTTACGAACAGAATCCACAACTCTATCTCGACTATAACTTAAAAGATACACAGCTTATTGAAAGGCTCGAAGAGGAAACATCTCTACTTGCTCTTGTGATGACTGTTGCTTATGGTGGTGGAGTTAACTATAACGATGCATTTGGTACTGTTGGTATCTGGGAATCTATTATCTATCGTAAACTTATGAAAGATAAAATTGTTCCACCAATTAAAGAATCACCAGGTCAACGAGGTTCTGGTCTTGTAGGTGGTTATGTTAAAGACCCTAAACCTGCAATGTACCCTTGGGTAGTATCATTTGACTTGAACTCACTATATCCTCACTTGATGTTACAATACAATATGTCACCTGAAACTTATTCGCATGACGACCGTGAGTATGTAACTCAAGACATGGTACTCAAAGGTGAGTTTAAAAATACAAACAAAGATTATTCAGTTGCAGCCAATGGTGCATGTTTCAGTAATAAAAAGATGGGTATCATTCCAGAGATTATTGATGAGTACTATAATAACCGTGCCAAAATCAAACAACAGATGCTTGCAGTTGAACAACAACTTGAAGTTGAAACTGACCCAGCTGAAAAGAAAAAGTTAAAGACAGAAGCTAACCAATTACATAATTCTCAGATGTCCATAAAGATTTCTATGAACTCACTTTATGGTGCTACAGCAAACATATATTTCTTATACTATATTAATGATATGGCTGAAGCTATTACAACATCTGGCCAGCTCAGTATTCGATATGCAGAAAAATCTGTAAACGATTATCTTAACAAAGTACTTAAAACAACTAACAAAGACTATGTTATCTATATTGATACTGACTCAGTCTATGTTGACTTTGCTTCACTCATTGAACAAGTATATGGTACGACAGACATTGATCGCAAGACTGGAGAAGAGTTCTTAGATAAAGTCTGTAAATCAAAAATTGAAGAAATCATTGAAGCAGGTTACGAAACTCTTGCATCTGATATGGGTGCCTATCGTAATGCGATGGTAATGAAAAGAGAGAAAATCAATGACCGTGCAATCTTCATTGCAAAGAAACGATACATACTGAATACTCTCAACTCAGAAGGTGTTCACTATGAAAAACCAAAAATCTCTGTTACAGGACTTGAAAGTGTTCGTTCATCTACTCCAGAGATATGTCGTGACAAGATGCGAGAAATCTTCAACGTAATTCTAAACGAAGGTGAAGAGCAAACTCAAAAATTCATTAGTGACTTTAAACAAGAATTCTTTAAACTACCTGCACAGGTTGTTGCTCGTAACTCAGGTACTGATAACATTGAGAAGTATATGACCAAGGGTGGTTACAAGAAAGGCTGTCCTATACATGTTCGTGGTTGTATCTTGTTTAACCATTATCTTAAAGAGAAAGGTCTCAGTAAACGATACGAGTCCGTTCAGTCAGGCGATAAGATTAAGTTCGTCTATCTCAGAGTACCAAACCCACTTCGTGAAAATGTAATATCATTTCCAAATGTTCTACCAAAAGAACTTGGACTCGAGCAATATATAGATTACGAAACACAATTTAACAAAGTTTTTCTCAGTCCCATAGAGCATATCATTGAAGCTCTCGGCTGGACTTCAGAAAAACAAGATAACCTTGACGACTTTTTTAGTTGACAAATACAAACAAACGTGTTATAATATAACACAATTATGGAGAACATTATGAAAGATGTACAATTAGTAAGACTAGTAACAGGTGAAGAAGTTGTTGCAGAAGTTAGTTACGATAAGGGATTTTATACCCTAACAGACGCAATTCTGCTAGTCCCAGCAGGAGAAGGTAAAATTGGAATGGTTCCATTTGTACCTTATGCAAAACGTGAACCAGTCGTTATCGGCGAAGCTCATGTTATGTTCCAATTAACTCCTGCAGATGAGTTAAAAAGACAAGTGATTGAAGCTACCACAGGTATTTTGATGCCAGGTAACGACGGACTTAAATTAGTATAAGGAGATAAAATGGTAAAAATATATGGCAAACCATCATGTGGTTATTGTGTAATGGCTGAATCGTTGTGTAAACAAAAGAGCGTTCCATATCAATATCTCAGTTTAGATAAAGATTATACAACTGAAGAATTTTTTGAAACTTTCCCTGGTGCAAGAACCTTCCCACAAATTCAAATCGAAGGTGAAAACATCGGTGGATATACTGAATTAGAAAAGAGGTTAAAGTTAAATACATGAAATATAAAATCTTAACAGTAGCAACTTTATTTGCTATCGGTCTTACAGCACAAGCAGAAGAAAGGCTTGATAGTTATAAAGAAATCAGACCAGTGTGGAAAACCTGTGCAGCATGTCATGGCCCACAAGGTCAAGGTGGCATCGGTCCAAAACTCGCAGGACAAAGTACTGATGACATTATCAGTAAGCTTTTAAAATATAAAGCTGGTGAAACAGTTGGACCACAATCTATGTTGATGTGGGGAACAGCTAAAGGTTTAACTGATGGACAAATTGGTACCATCAGCGTATACATTACACAAGGATTTCCAAATGAGTAAAAATTGGGTAGAAGATATCCATGTCATGCAAGGTAAATATCTTACAAGACAATGGGTAGAAAAGAATCCAGAGAAACTACAAAAGTTTCTTGAGTTTCGTGTTGACTTTCTTAATGAAGAGTTAGAAGAAACTCGTAAAGCTGTATCTGAATATGATGCAGAAGAGATTGTAGATGGATTAATTGACCTATGTGTTGTAGCTATTGGTACACTTGATGCATTTGGAGTTGACCCTTATAAAGCTTGGGACGAAGTACTTAAAGCGAACATGAACAAAGAGGTAGGTGAAAAGCCATCTAGGCCAAATCCACTCGGAGTACCAGACTTAATTAAACCAGATACATGGTACCCACCTTCGCATGAAGGTAACCATGGTAAATTTGCAAACTTAAAAGGAGAATAAAAATGGCAATGAAAGAACTATCAATGAAAGAACTATTAGTGAATGCACTCATTTCTAAATATGAAGCAGCGATCGCAGAACACACAGCAAACATAGCAGTAATGCTTGAGCAAGGTGTTGGAGTAGCTGAACATCCAGGTATTGTTGAAACATTGGATTTAGAAATGGCTAAACTTGCTGAAGCTGAAGATAAACTCAGTACAGCAAAACAATTTTGTGCACCAATTCCACCTAAAGTTGTATAAAATACAAATAATGGTTGACAAACACACATTAGTGTGTTATAATAACATTTTATATTATGGAGTAAGCGATGACTAAACAAGTCAACCCAGTTTCGGTTGATGTACTACAAGAGTGCGTTGACCTTCAGTTGAAAAAGTCAAGGGATTATCAAAATCCTAATTCGACAGTTCAACAAGCCGACTACTATCCTAACGGAATCACAACCATACATGACATCATGCATGCAAAAATGCTACGTATGAAATCAGTTATGGAAGCGATGGCGTCGGACGATTATGACCCTAACTTTGAGTCCCTTGAAGATTCAGCAAAAGACCTTATAAACTATTCAAGTTTCTTTGTCTCTTATTGTCGTCAAGGTATTTCAGGTCAGGATAAAACTAAAGATGTATTTAACAAATAACAGGACTATATTATGAGTAACATTATTATACCTTCAAGCGAAGAAGATAAAAAACGCATACGTGGAGCATTTGAAGAAATCAGTAATTCATTTGTACGAATTGAAGCAGAAAGAGCATTTCAAAAAGATGCTATTGATGCACTAGCTGATGACGTTGATATCCCTAAAGGAACACTTCGTAAAGCTGCAAGACTATTTCACAAACAAAATATCAGCTCAGTCGTAACTGAAGTTGAAGACATGGAAGCATTGCTGGAGAGTATTTAATGTTAACAGTTGGTAACATAAGACAACTAATCATTGATAAGTACCTTGACGAAGATTTTGTAATCGACAGAACAGGTGCTAAAACAATTGAAATCATTGGTGCAACATTTGTTGCTGACCAAGATTATGTTATTCGTAAACCTGCTTATGCTTATATCGAGCGTGAATTAGAGTGGTACAAATCTCAATCACTTAATGTAAACGATATCCCAGGAGAAACTCCTCAGATATGGAAAGACATTGCATCGACAGAGGGCCAGATTAATTCTAATTACGGCTGGTGCATTTATTCTGAAGATAATGGTAACCAATATAAACATGTATTGCGTGAACTGAAGAACAATCCAAATTCCCGTAGAGCCACTATGTTATACAATAGGCCTTCAATGCATTTGGATTACAATCGTGATGGTATGTCAGATTTTATGTGTACATATGCAAATACTTTTTATATTCGCGATGGCCAACTTGAATCTCATTACTTGATGCGTTCTAACGATGCAGTCTTTGGTTACAATAACGATGTTGCATGGGCAAAACATGTTCAACAAGAATTGGCGAATGACTTAAATGTTCAAGTCGGCAATATCGTTTGGACAGCATCCAACTTTCATGTTTACGAAAGACATTTTAATTTCATTGAGGAATTAATGAATGGCTGATAAATGGGATATTAGATTTTTAAGATTAGCAAAAGAAGTTTCAACTTGGAGCAAAGACCCATCTAAACAAATAGGTGCTGTCTATGTTGTTAATCGAAGAATTGTATCTACAGGTTATAATGGCTTTCCACGAGGTATCGACGATACAGAAGAGCGATACAATAACAGAGAGCTTAAGTATGAGTTAGTATCTCATGCAGAAATGAATGGCATATACAATGCTACAGCTCACGGTCAATCTCTTAATGGTGCAACTGCATATGTTTGGGGATTACCTATCTGCCACGAATGTGCAAAAGGTATCATTCAAGTTGGTTGTTTAAGAGCTGTTATGGCAACAGAAGATGTACCAGATAATTGGAAAAGCTCCTTTGCTAAAACATCTGACATGTTTAAAGAAGCTGGAATTGATTGGAAAATCATTGAAGCCAGCAAACTACTTTGAAAATTTTCATAAATAATTGTGTACATTCTAATAAAAACATGTTATAATATACAATTAAAAGGTAATATATTATGAGTAAAACTGAAAAGAACCTTGTGTTCCAAGTCCAAATAAAGCCCAATGGCGGTCGCTCAGAAGGCAAGAAAAAATTCCATTACGCCCAAGACTTGTATGATTACTCTACTTCAAGAGCAAAAGCTTATGCTGAAAAGAATGGAGCAGAGTATTTTCGTTTAACAACTGACGAATGGTTAGGTGGACAATATTCACCTGCTTATCATAAGCTTTATATTTACAAACTATTCGAGCAAGGGTACGATAAAATTATGTATTTGGATAGTGATGCTATTATTACTAAAATTTGTCCTAACTTATTTGAGAACGATGAATTTTCAGCAATGATGGATTACGGCTATAATACAGAAGCTGCTGCAGCAAAACAAAAAAGATTTAACGATCGCTTAGGAATACCAGATGAGCATATATACTTTTGCTCAGGTACAGTTTTATTTGATAGAAAATATTACGAAGCGACTAAAGACCACTGGCAAGAGCAATTAAATGTTCCACAACCACAGCATGACCAATCACTATTTAATGTTTTAGTTGGTAACCATTATGGTAAATACACAAACATAAGTAATGAGTGGGGTCACTGGGGTAAAAAAGGTAAGTACATTCAGCATGTAACTACTGCAGGTGGAACTAAAACTTTTGACGAACAAAAATTTTTGGACTGGGAATCCAAATTATAGAATGGAGAATTATTGATGAAAATTTTAATTACAGGGTTTAACAAAGAGCAATGTACCAAAGATTACTATCTTGGTAAAGAGCTTAAGATTCTAAACTCACATTACAGTTTAATTCGTTGCCTCGAAGATATGGGCCACGAGATTGAACAACGAACAATTACTATAGGCGAAGACCTTAGCGGATATGATAAAGTTATCATTTATCTTTCATCTGTTAAATCTTTTGCTCACCATGCTTTCGATGCACTATATGCACTGACTGCAAGACCTGATGCAATTTTAGCTAACGATGATTGGCAAGTGCGTGAAGTATTTACCTCATTTAAATTGTATGAAGAAAATCTTATTGCTCATAAAGAATCGGGCAAACCATTTTACGATTATGGAACAAATACATACCTAGCAAATCTATATAAAGGTGATACACCACTTGAAGATATGCATAAACATATTGATACATTCATAGATGCATGTCATATAGTTAACGAAAAACTGAATACATTAATACTATGTACATTTGCAGGTGGTGAAAACGAGTTATTTAAGATTGACTACAAAGGTGAGATTATTAATTATAATCCAAACCCTTACAATCTTAATCGTAGACCCGAAAACAATTATGGTGAGGATGTTGGATTACTTGGATTCTTTGATGATGAACCAGTTATTCTCTCACCAGAAGAAAAGAAATTAAGATGGATATTCTCATCTATTGTACAAAGTAAAACAATGGGTTGGTTCAACAAACAGAAACCAACTTGGGATGTATTAAACTTTGGCCCAAGACGAGAAACAAAACAAACTAAAGGCATTGAAACATATAGAGTGAAAGAGCCTGAGATGTGCAAAATCTATAATGAGAACTGGGGTTGTATGATGCCAGAATACTATCATGCAGGTTCTGGTTGGTGGCGTTCTCGAGTTCAACAAGTTGCTGATGTAGAGTCGGTACTTGTATGTTCAGATGCAGAAGGTAAAATTTACGGGGAGGCATACGTTGGAAATACTATTGAAAGTGTTGAGAATATGTCTATTGAAGAATTAACAAAACTGGGTAAGGCTCAAAAAGAATGTCTTTATGATAACCACCCATTAAATAAGGCGACACAAAGAAGTGAGCTTTTAGGAGTAGTAGAATGAAACATGCAGGAATTATCCCGCTGATTGGAGGGGAGATATTAGCATCTGACGAAGCTTACGGAACAAAGCCTGAGTATTTAATGACTTACGGCGGATTCGAAGGTAACGAAAAACATTTGCTTAATTATTATAAAGAACAAGGACATGATTTACCTTATCATGTTATCGATGGTGATAATGCACCTAAGCGATATAATAAAGTTGATGTGGTATCATCGGTATGTCCCTGTGCAGGATTAAGTAGTTATCATAATTCTTATGGTGAAGAAAATCCAAATAACCAATGGCTTGTAAAATCTACAAAGTTTGTATTAAATGAAATTGCTCCTAAAGTTCTATGGGGCGAGAATGCTCCTGCTCTTGCAACTAATGTTGGCGCATTTATGAAAAAGAAACTTATGGAAATTGGTAAAGAAGCTGGTTATAATATGACCATCTATACTACTAAAACATTGTTACATGGTAATCCTCAAGTTCGTAGACGTTCATTCTATTTCTTTTGGAAAAAAGATGTATTTAATAATAAGGTACCAACGTTCGAGTATTTTGATAAACCAATGCCGACCATTACTGACTTGTTAATAGAAACAAAATCTAATTTCCAAACAGAAACAATTAATAAGCGTATTCCATCTCAAGATGACCCATACTACAAATACTTATTAGAAGAAATTAAAGGTGGAATGAGTCATACTGATTTTGCAGCAGAGTTAAGAGAAGACAAAACATTTACTAGACCATCATATAATATTGAAAGTGAACTTATACATCACCACGGTAAAAACTATGCTGAAATATCTGAATACATGAGAGGGCAAGGACTTGACAGAGAAGCCGATAAATGTATGAGAAGATATGAGAAATTAAAAGCTGGGGGTGGAGTAATGTGGAGAGGAACATTGATTCCTGTTCGACACATTGGAGCCTTCGTAGTGCATATGCCACATGTTCTCACGCATCCTGTTGAAGATAGATATATAAACATAAGGGAAGCAATGAACATTATGGGCCTTCCAGAAGATTATGAACTACTTGACCCAGAAAAAAGCATCAACCACATCTGCCAAAATGTACCTTACAAGACTGCAAGGGATATGGCTAATCAGGTTAAGAAAGCAATAGAGAAAAAACTACCTATGGAAGATGCTACCTATATGTTACAAGACAATCTATCACAGCGTATTCGTGATAGCCACTCATCTATTGATATAACAGAGTTTATGGCATGAAGAAACATTTAGTACTTGACTTCGAAACAATGGGGACTGAGCCTACAACATGCGCAGTCGTTGATTGTTCAGTAATGATTTTTGATTGGGATAATTTTACAACCAATCCTTATACTCCTGCGGACATTAACAAGACTCGTAGATTTAAACTCAATGTTTCAGAACAGGTCAAGGACTATGGTTACAACATCGAAGAGTCCGTTATTAAGTTTTGGCAAGAACAATCTAAAGAAGTTCGTGATAAAATTAAACCATCACAGCAAGACCTTACAGTAAAAGAGTTCGTATCCAACTTTCACAATTTAGTTGTTGATGAAAATATTGGTCATTGGTGGACTCGTGGAAATGCTTTCGACCCAATAATTATTACAAGACTATTTGATAGTCAAGGCCGTAAAGCACATCTCTATAACTATTTGAAGTACTATATGGTACGTGATATGAGAACTTATATTGATGCTAAGTTTAACTTTGAAAATAAACAAAACGGATTCTGTCCCATTGCCGATTCAGAAAAATGGGATAAAATATTTAAGGCGCATGATAGCTCCTGGGATGTCTTGGCTGATGTACTCAGACTACAAGCGATCGTAAGAGCAGAAAATGATTTGGAGCAAGTATGAAAATTGAAATTAAAACAGAAGAACTAAGAAAGTATAATATCTTCGTTGGCACACCGATGTATGGTGGTCAAGCGACAGGCCTTTACACGAAGGCTACCAACGATCTAAGCATGTTATGTGCTACTCATGGTATCCCATTAAAATACTATTTCCTTTTCAATGAGAGCCTTGTACAACGTGCTAGGAACTATATAGTAGACGAATTCATGCGTTCAGATTGTAGTCACTTATTATTCATTGATGCAGACATTGCATTTAACCCTCGTGATGCTTTAGCATTACTTGGTGTACATTTACAAGACCCAGAAGAATATCCTATCGTAACTGGACCTTATCCTAAGAAAACAATTGCATGGGAAAAAGTAGCTAAGGCAGCTCAAATGGGCAAGAGTGATGAGAATCCATTTGAACTAGAAAGATTTACATCTGACTTCGTATTCAACCCAGTTAAAGGTATGCAACAATTTAAATTGAGTGAACCTGTTGAAGTACAAGAAGCAGGAACTGGATTTATGTTAATTAGTAGAGAAGCATTAGAGAAATATCGTGATGCATATCCTGAGTTATCATATCTACCAGACCATGTCAGAACAGAACAATTTGATGGCACAAGAGAGATTACAGCTTTCTTCGATTGTGTTATCGACCCAGATTCTAAGCGTTACTTATCAGAAGATTATTTCTTCTGTAAGCAAGCCCGTAAAGCGGGTCTGAAAGTTTGGATGTGTCCTTGGATGCAACTAAACCATACAGGAACATATATCTTTAAAGGTGGTATGGGTTCCATTGCAGAGCTTGGAGTAACAGCAACCGCTGATTCTACCTCTTCCAAAAAGAGTTACAAATAATGGTTGACAATCGCACACTAATGTGTTATAATAACCTTTCATAAACTAGGAGAAATTTATATTATGAAATTTTCTAACGAAACCTTGAGTGTCCTTAAGAGCTTTACCGCAATCAACAAATCTATTCAGATGAAACCCGGTAATGTTCTCAAGACAATTACTCCAGAAAAAACGCTTATTGCAATTGCAGAAATCCCAGATGAAATACCAAGCGAAGCTTGCGTATATGATTTATCTAGATTCCTGTCAATTCTAGGCTTATATAATGACCCAGACGTTGAGTTTGGCGATAAGTATTTTACTATCTCAGAAGGTAAGAGGCGAACCAAGTATGTCTACGCAGACATCTCTATGATTCATACTCCGCCTGAAAAAGATATAAATATACCATCTGAAGACGTCGTAGTAAGTGTAACGGAAAGTGACCTTTCCGCAGTGCTTAAAGCGGCAGGAGTTCTTCAGTTCACAGAGATTGCATTTGTAGGTGAAAACGGCAAATGTACTCTGAAAGCGATCGACAGTGCTAACGACAACACAGATGACTTTGGTGTTGAAATTGGTGAAACTGACGATGAGTTTAAAGTCATCATTAAAACTGATAACTTGAAGCTAATGCCGATGGATTACGAAGTTACCATTTGTTCAAAAGGTATCTCAGAATTCAAAGGGGATAACGTCACTTACTTTGTGGCAATAGATTCAAAGTCAACATATAATAAAGGATAGGTGAAACTATGAATGACGCAGTACAAGGCAACTTCGGTGGCCAGCAACAGCAACAAGAAGAAGTCGTAATCAATATGAACGACCTCTCAACAGTCCTGCAACTAATTGACGTAGTGTCAACAAGAGGCGGGTTTCAAGGTAATGAACTAGCCGGTGTAGGAATGTTAAGGAATAAGCTTGAAGCTTATCTAAGACAACACATGCCACAACAAGAAGCGCCAAAAGGTGCGGACGGTGAAGTGGATGTAGCTATACCAGCAACTGGTGAATTAGCTGAAAAGTTGGTTGACTAAAACCAACACTCTTTCTCGAGAACAGGGGATACAGCGAATGCTTATCCCCGCCCTCAATTTTTTATATTATGATATCGGTGACCTATGCAACACAAAACAAATGAAGTACTCTGGGTAGAAAAGTATCGTCCACAATCTATAGACGACACAATCTTACCAGACAAAATGAAAAACACGTTTCGTAAATTTGTAAACGACGAAAACGTACCAAACTTATTACTAACCGGTGGACCAGGAGTAGGTAAAACTACGATCGCTAAAGCCATGCTCGATGAAATGGGCTGTGACTATATCGTTAAAAACGGTTCTCTAAACGTGAATATCGACACTCTTCGATATGACATCTCAACTTATGCAAGTGCTGTTTCCCTTAGTGGTGGCAGAAAATATGTAATCTTTGACGAAGCAGATTATCTCAGTGCAGCTAATGTACAACCTGCTCTTCGTAATTTCATTGAAGAATATTCATCGAACTGTGGATTTATATTTACTTGTAATTTTAAGAACAGAATTATTGCTCCACTCCGTTCAAGGTTATCTGAAGTAGATTTCTCTATTGAACAGACAGAGCGTCCAGCTCTTGCTATGCAATTCTTTAAACGAGTTATTAATATTCTTGAGAATGAGAATGTTAACTATGATAAAGCAGTTGTAGCAAAAGTAATTGAAAAACACTTCCCAGACTTTCGTAGAGTATTAACTGAACTACAATCTTATGCAGCTTCAGGTAAAATTGACGAAGGTATATTTGTAAATCTAAAACAAGAAAGTATTGATGAACTATTTAGTTTACTCAAAGCGAAAGACTTTACAAATATGCGTAAATGGGTAGCAAGAAACTCAGACCAAGACATGAATGAAATGTTTCGTAGAATCTATGATGCATCATCTGAACGTGTAGAATTTAAAACACTACCAGGGTTTGTAGTTACTATTGCCGACTATATGTATAAGAGTAACTTTGTAGCTGACCAAGAGATTAACATGGTTGCTTTTCTAACAGAAGTTATGATTGAATCTGAGTATCTCTAATGAAAATTGATTTCCGCAAATCATATGATTGCTTTAACTGTAGTGAGCGTATTGAAGGAGGTGAAGAATACACTCTAAAGTACCAAGCATCAGATGGCGAAGCGGAAGTCAAAATGTGCGCAACTTGCGCCAAAGACTTTAATGAGATACTCATCGGAATAGAGGAAGTACAAAATGGCAAAGGGTGACTATAATCCATTTGATTTTATGAATGCTGTATCTTTTACTAAAGCAGATATAATCAAAGACAACGACAATCCAGAATTAATTGAAAAACAATACAATGCGTATATTGTTAACCGTGGGTTTACTAACTTCGAAGATACTATACTTCATGCAAATGAAATGAATCAACGACACGAGTTATTCCCAGCAGCACAGTTTGACTACTATCGTGCTGTATTGCGAAAGCGTAAGAGATTCTCTAAATGGCCGAAGGCTGATAAAGATATTAATCTCGATGCAATCCAAGAAGTATACCAATGTAATCGTACTGTAGCAAAACAATATCTTAAAGTTCTCAATGAAGAACAACTTAAAGATGTCCATGCACGCCTCGTGACAGGTGGTTAAGTTTTGAAAAAGATAAATAATCCTATAGTGGTTATATACCATCAGTCACAACATAATTTAAAGGTGAATATGTATCATGGAACAAGAAGATATTTTTAGAGGTGTGGGCGTTGAAGTAACGCTTCCTACGCCTGATAGTTTCTTAAAAATAAAAGAAACACTCACAAGGATTGGTATTTCAAGTCGTAAAGATAAGAAACTATTTCAGTCCTGTCACATACTGCACAAGAAGGGTAGGTATGCAATTCTTCATTTTAAAGAATTGTTTATCCTCGACGGCAAACACAATACATTTACAGAAGAAGACCACGCTCGTAGAAACACGATTGTTAATCTCTTAGAAGAGTGGGAACTTGTAAAAATTGTAGATGCTGAAAAAACAAAAGACCCTCTCGCATCGTTGAACCAAATCAAAATTATTTCTTACAAAGAAAAAGATGATTGGGAATTGACAGTCAAGTACAATATAGGAAACGCAAAAAGTAGTTGACAAAAATTTAAATTTATGATATAATATGGAATATAATGATGAATGTGTTTAAAACAAAAGAATGTGCTATCTTTCCAAACTACGCGACTACAGGCAGTGCTTGTTTCGACCTATCTGCAGCCTTTGTGACTGGTGAAAAGATAAAAGCGTATAATACAGTTAATAGAAAAGTAGAAGTATTAACTAAAGTAATTGATGGCGAACCTTCATTTCTTTTACATCCAGGGCAAAGAGCTCTGATTCCAACTGGTCTTATTTTTGACATACCTGAACATCACGTTATGAAAATGTATATTCGTAGTAGTGTAGCCTCTAAAAGAGGTATAGCATTAAGTAATGGTGTAGGTATTATAGATTCTGATTATGTAGATGAAACGCACATTTTAGCGCTCAATATATCAGATAGTTTAATTCGTATTGTACACGGTGAAAGATTAGCACAATGTGTTATAGAGCCTGTACAGACTTATGATTTGGTAGAAACTTTTAATCCACCACTACAGAAAACTGATAGGAAAGGTGGTATTGGAAGTACTGGAACTTAAAGAACTTTTCTCCAAACGTTTTGGATTCTGGTCTGCTTCATTAGTAAATGAAGGCTATTAAATTGTTTTTTAATGTATTGCATGGTATTACCTCTTGTTAATATTTAGTATATACATTATATTTATATTAATTGTTACACTTGTGTGACAAAAAGGTGAACTAATTATGACAAAAGATGATACGTTAATTATTAAAATTAATAAAGAACAGAAAAAAGAATTCATACAACTTTGTAAAGATGATGATACATCAGCATCACGTGAAATAAGAAACTTTATTAAGGTTTTTATTAAACAACATACAGAGTCTGTATAAATAAAATTGTGAATACGAATTATCGGTTCACATTAGCGGTGTGCTAAAAGCCACCAATTTAGTATAACAATAATCTTGCTTAAAAGGAGATAAAAATGACTGGATTTAATATACACAACCTCGCCCCATTCACAGTGGGCTTTGACCGAATCTTTGATAGATTGGTCGAAATTGAAAACCAACCTGCTAGAAATATGCAATCAGGTTTTCCACCTTACAATATTCGCGCTTCTAAAGACGAGCTAAAGTTCTCTATTGAACTTGCCTTAGCAGGTCTTTCAGATAAAGATGTAGATATTGAAGTTAAAGAAAATCAATTAACTATTAAGTCTGTATATGATACAGATGATGGTGGTGATGATTTTGTTCACAAAGGAATTTCTAAACGGAAATTTACTCGAAGCTTTACTCTTGCAGATGACATTGAAGTTGTCGGAGCTAGCTTCAAAGATGGTTTATTGACTATTGGATTGGAAAGAATTATTCCAGACCACAAGAAACCACAGAAAATCAAAATTAATAATAAGAAGGAATTCTTAGTAGAATAACTTTGACGAGAGGGTGTAATGCCCTCTCATTAACCTAATAGGAAATATATTATGGAAACTAAAAGAGTACCTCAAGTAACATTTAAAACTCGCTCTCGAAACGTAGATACTGGTGACTTTGAATGGCAACATCCAACAACCGCTGATTATTTTGGTGGTAAAAAGGTAATTGTATTCAGCTTACCTGGTGCGTTTACTCCAACATGTTCTAACTTCCAAGTACCTGGCTATGAAGCTTTGTATGAGGATTTTAAAGCAGAAGGGATTGATAATGTTTATTGTATATCATGTAATGATGCTTTTGTTATGAATGCTTGGTTACAAGACCAGCATGTAAAAAATGTTGAATTTATACCAGATGGTTCATGCGAATTTACCGCTGGAATGGATATGATTGTAAAGAAAGATAACTTAGGATTTGGTGCAAGGTCTTGGAGATATGCTATGATTGTAAATGATGGCGTGGTCGAAAAGATGTTTGTCGAACCTGGGAAATCTGATGATTGTGAAACTGACCCTTATGGAGAAACATCACCTGAAACAGTATTAGAGTTTATTAGGGGAGCCTAATCAAAAACAATCCACGTAGGTGACATCCTACCCGGCCGTTTTTGGAGGGAAGCTATATGCTTCCCTTTTTTTATGTAACTAATCCAGGCATGTCGATGTAGCTTCCGCCTCCACCGCCGCCTCCGCCACCGGAGATACGAGTATTTGCTACTCTTGCTCCACCGGTTGATGATTGAACTGATATAGGATTAGTACTATTATTTACGTTGTTAACAATAATTGGGCTACTATTGTTTCCTGTCATTGCAGCTGCAATTTTATCAGTCATATTAGCAACATTTGGATTTGTTTTTAATCCTTCAAGTATTTGTCCTTCAAAACTTGCTCTTGGAATAACTGCTTCATGGCCGTGAAGCATTGCGAGTGTTCCTT